CGGATTTGTCGTTTTGCTGCTTGTGGCAATCGCGCCTCTCGTTGCAGTAAGCAATAAGGCAGTCGTTGAACTCGGCAAGGCCGAAGTGTCCGTAGGTCTTGCCGTAGTACCCTTCGGCGATGCGACGGCAGAGAAGCGATATGTCGGCCAGCGTGAGCCAATAGCGCACATCCTCGTCTGTCGTAAGTCGATGCACTATTTCGTCGATGTTGTTCTCCGTCAAGCCGTCTTTGAGGTGCATATCGTCGGCCATCTTCGAGACCATGACGGCAACGATGAGTGCGGTGTTCATCTGTCCTCCCGTCTTTTGCAGTTTGAATATCTTTGGCTCTTCGGTGAGGTTCACCACCTCGTCAACGCTGCGAACCGATACCGCCGTCCTGCTGGCCACTACCATACATTGCGGCATATTTATTAAGTGTTCTCTCAACCATTGAGGGACGGTTGTTAGTTCCTCCACCTTTGTTATTGCTGTTTCCATTTGCTAAAACCTTTCTAAATAATTGGTCGAAATTTTTGGCTGTGTATTCTGGTGACCATCTGTCTGTCTGGAACTGGTCGGCGATATTCAACATTGCCGTGAACAGCCTTTCACAGAAATTTGGCACATCTTTTTCGTTGTATTGTGACATCACAATCTCTATTGCATGAGAGCATCTTGCAAAATCGGCGGCAATGGGTTTCTTTTCATCACCCATATACTCATAGCCGAACTTTTTAAAGTACGCCCTTTTCCAACCTTCTGCAATCTCTATTGTCTTTTTTGTTACACCGCCTCCGTTTTTCCTTTCCCAAGTTCTTATGCAACTTTTCCAGTCTTTGACAGGAATTTTATTTTTCCCATAGACCCAACCAGCTGCATTGTAAAAGTCGAAAAAGGCTTCTGCATCTATGTTGTTGCCCCTTTCGGAACAATAACCCTTTATTTCTTCTATTGTTGGCGGTACAAAAATTTTTTCTTTTGGATTTTCCTCTAGGGCGGCACCCCTTTGTTCTCCTTGTTCTCCTTCTTGTTCTTCTATATTTTCTTTTTTTATCTTTATAGGGGGTGTGGGGGGGATTTCTTTTTTTTCTTTTTCTTTTGGTGTAGTTTCTACACCGCATTTGGTGTAAATTTTACACCGTTTTGGTGTAGTTTCTACACCGTGTTTTGGGTCGTGGGATTTTGGCTCTTCTAGTGTAGTTTCTACACTATTTTCGGTGTAAATTTTACACCGTTTCATTATCTCTATAACACTCTTTTTTGTCAGGCCGCATCGTTTGGCTCTTTCCAGTGTTGTAGCGTTTGGCCAATCCTTAATATCTGCCAATACACCCGCCTCGTTCCATGACATACCTTTATCTTGTATCCATTCCTTCGGGATTTTCCAAAAACCTTTCATGTCTCTATCTTAAATGGTTTATTATAAATTATTATCTTTATATAATCTATTGTATTGGGGTAATTGGGGCTATCACATTCAAGAATCCCGTTAGATGGTATGATGCTACCTCCAACGTCATATAACGACTTCCGAAGGTTATCTGCGCGACTATTATTCTCATCGTCAATATAGACCTTATTCATGCCAATTTCACTTTCAGCGAGAAATCCGTTTTGGGTATGCCTATATCTAATTATCATTTCTTTCTTCATGGCGATAAAGTTTTAGAGGTTATCAATCACATCTTCTACTGCGTTCCTGGCTATGCCTGCCGCCGAGGATAGCATCTGCAACTGCATCGTCTCGAAGCCGTCCTCCGTTACGGAATAGGTACGCAGGTTCATGTCCTCGTCCAGATAGAAGATGAGGGCGCATGCTGTGTTTTGAATAATGTCTTTGGCTACCGACTTGCGCTCGGTGAAAATGGCGTTGCGGTACTCTTTGATTGCGGTCTTTCCCGCCGTCATTGCTTGCTGTGTGTTCATTGTTTCGTATTTTTAGAACATTCAACAAAAAAGGCTTGCAGGTGTTGTTCAGGACTACGAAACTGATCCTTGCGGGCATTACTGCTGACGCACACCAACAAGCCGATGGCTTGACGCTTAATAAAGAGGTATAAAAAAAGCCGACGCTCTTGCCGACGGTTTTCATACCGTTTCGCATATTTGAACGCTGCAAAAGTACAAAATGTTTCAATACTGGCAAAAATATTTTTTCGGCCTTAATCATACGTTGTACGTTTTCAATGGTTTAACGCTTGAAAATTTTTTGCTTTTATCACTCTACTCCTATCCCGTGGCGGACGTGGTGGAGTATTATTTCGAGGTCTTCTGGGTCGGTGTTGTCGGTATCGAAGAGTTCGCCGCCGTTCTTCTGCTGGTCGCGGAGGGCGGCTTTGTCGCTCTCGTACCATACTATGCTGCCGCGCGTCTCGTCAACAAGGACGTACCGGCCATATTTCATTGTTGCCATATCATTCTGCGAGTTTATATTGCGCCACCCGTTTGCCGCTGGGTGTCATTACGCGGTCGGTCACGATGCTGAGGCCGAATTTCTGTTTGAGGTCGGTGATGCGGCTGGCGAGGCGGAAGCAGTTAAACATGTTCAAGGCTTCCATTGCGGTGATGCTGTTACCTTGTTTCAGCCACTCGGCAATGCGTTTGTTCTGCGATGCGCAGCTCTCTAAATTGTCGTTGTTGTTCATAGGTCTTTAGGTTTATAGGTTTCACATTTTCTTGCTTTGTCGGCGAATATCTTGGCTGTGCCTTTGGTTGGGTTGAAAGTGTTGTCCGGGTCGCACCCTATGTCACTCACCCCCATGAAATACTCGCCGTCGATGGTGCGGCTTATGCCGGAGGTGTCGCGCACGAAGTGTCGGCACTCGCCGCAGTACACCTTCGGCTGCTCAACCGCCTGCTTGCTCTCTTTTTTCTTCCTTGCCATATTGCTTTATCCTTTCCATTCGGCGACGCATACGGGCGATGGTGTTGAGGGTGCTGCGCTCGAAGTTGCGAAGCTCCACCTCAAGGCGCATCAGCTCTTGGTCGCGTTTAACAGATGCGGTGGTCGGTTTCATAATCCAATAGTTGTTGTTTCAATGTGCGGGGCTTTTCATGGGTTTTGTAGTAGTCGTGCCGCCTGTCGGCTTCGGTCATCGCGTCCATCCATGCGTCGCGCTCCTCATGGCTCAACTCTTCCCATTCGTGCCATTGGTCGTCATTCCCTATTGCTTGCATCGGTATTGAACAATTTATCGTAGCACTTTGCACAGAACGGCATACCTTGGTTGTCCGTAGAGTAATCCAATGTTGTGATTAATTTCCCGCATTGCTCACAAATGGCGTATGCTTTGCTGATTTCTTTGGCAAAATTGATAGCGTCGTTCCAACCTTGCCGCCATGCCATTTCGTTTAACTGTCTTCTTCTTTTGTAAATTTCATCACGTTTCTTCGTGATAAATCCATTACTCAAATAAACAATTTCCATATCTTTGTTGTTTTAAGGTTTAACTAATTCCTCACTCTCACCCCCCGCGTTATCCCGTGGCCGGGGAGGGTGCCTTCGGTGCTGACGACGTAGCGGGCCGCATCCCAGAAGTGGTTGAAGTGCTTTTTGTCCGGCTCGTCAGTCCAGTTGCCGTTGCGGTCGCGCTCGTAGGTGTAGTTGTCGGCCTCCATGATGCCGTTCTTGCTGTCGGCGGTGATGAAGATTTTGTAGCCCTTCATCTTCTGTATGCCTGAAACAATGGGTGTCTTGCCGCCGATGCGCGTTGTCTTGGGCAGGCGGACGTGCAAGCCCTCGCGCCTCATGCGGGCTATCTTGCCGGGGTCGCGCGGGTCGGGGATGAAGAGCCGCCCTGCACATTCGGGTTGCCGCATTTCCTCTATAATCTGGTCTTCGGAGAGATAGGACTTGTAGCAGAGCTCCTTCAGGTATAGCTCGCGCCTTCGGTGGTCGATGGCGACAAGCACCAGCACGAAGGGGTCTTTGTAGCCCCAGTCCACGCCCACGATCGCCCGCCGTTTCAAATGCTCCGGTATCTCGTCGCAGACAAAGTAGGTGTCGAAGACCAAGCCCTCGGCCATGCACTGCTCGCCCTCGCCGTAGATTTTCCACAGCCGCTTGTCGGTGAGGCGGTACACCTCGATGGCCTCGCGCTGCTCTTTCGAGAGGTAGGGGTTGTCGAGGTAGGTGGTCTTGAAGAAGTAGCGGCTCTCGTCATAGACGGGGTTGTGGTTGAGTTCCGATACCCAGTGGTCGTTGCTGAACGAGGGGTTGTAGTCGAGGATGATGAGGCCGTGGAAATCCACGCCGTCCTTCTCCATCGTCTTGCTCTCGGTTCGGAAGGCCACATGGTCGTATATCTCCTTGGCGTTCTCGGTGGCTTCGTTGAGGAAGTTGATGTTGCCCTTCAAGCCGCGCATCTTGCCCTCGTCCTCGGTGGCGACGAACAGGAACTCGGTGCCGTTGGGAGCCGTGAACTCCATGTCCTTGCGGTTTTTCTTCAAAGCGTCCCAGCGTTTCAGTTTCTCCATCACCTCCTTGAAGTCCTTGTAGGCGGTCTTTTTGAGGGTCGGCATGGTGGCGCGGATGATGTTGATGCGGAGGCCTGGGGTGTTCAAGCCGGTGACGCAGAGCCATATCATAATGTTGTAGGTCTTGCCGCTGCGGGTGCCGCCTTGAGCCGACACGATGCGGAAGCCACGGTCGTAGGCCGTCTGCACCTCCTTGTAAACGCGGGTGGGCTTTATTTCGGTTATCTTTGGCATAGGTTATTTCCATTCTTCTTGGAAGTCTGGCATATCATGAATGTTGCCGACAATCTCTATGGTGTTTTCCTTAATATCGTCGCCAAACAGATAGGCGAGAGGCATACTTATCATCGCTCCTACATATACATTCACTATGAAAGTGCCATTTCTATAAAACACCCTTCCTTCGGTTTTCTGAGGATTGACATATCGGATATAGTCGTATGATATGATGTCGCCTTCAAATATGCCTTTGCCGTTCTTGTCGTTTAACCCAGTGTACTGCCCTACTGTGGCAGGGTCAACCATATCGGCATCATAGGCCGCGTCTTGGTTGTGCGGAAACACCCATGTATTGCCGCCGTATCTGCGCAAGTCGCCATAACCCCATTCTCCGTTGCGGTTGATGCGCTTGCCTCTAAAAATAATGTTTCTCATGGCTATTCTTCAAATTCAATTTTATCGTCTTGTGGTTGTTCTTGTGCTTCGGTGGCGGTGGTGTCGGCGAGGAGGGCGCGGGCTTTGCGCTTGCGGCGTTCCAGTTCGTTGCCCGCTTCTATCAGGTCGCGGTCGCTCATGGTCTCGACGCTCATCTTCACCTCCACACGTCCGTCGTCGGTGCCGTCGCCGAGCAGGGCGAGGCTTCCCCACGGCTTGCCGTTGAGTTTCGCCCATTCGGTGGTTTCCGACAGGGTGTTGAGGGCGAGCTTGGCGGCTTTGTCGTTGCCGCTGTTGGCGGCTTTCACGACGTTGCGGCGCACCTTTGCCCGCTCCTTTATCTTCTGCGACAGCAGGAGGCGCGACAGCTCGCGGTCTTCGGCGAGGCGTTTGCCGAGGGCTTCGTCCTCCCACGCGGGGCGGTAGAGCGTCAGGGCTTCCTCCACGCTGTCGAAGAGGTACTGCTCGTCCCCGATGATTGCCGCCACCTCGTCGCGGTGGTGCAGGTAGGGGTCAGCGGTGGTTGGTAGGTTATCTTTTTTCTTCATCTCCGTTTGGGTTAAATGGCATTATGGCACATCGTACACCTTCCACAATCTCCAAAACTAACATATCGGTCTTGGACGGCTTGGAAAGCACTGTTATCTTCTCTGCACCCAAGTTGAATATGGCTGCTTTTATCGGCAACCAAAAGTTGGCCAAATAACAACCTTCACCGACGGTTATACATAATGTTTTATCGTCGTTTACGTCATAGACATTCTTTGCTATAACATCAGCTGGAATAGACTGCCGTTTGTTCTTTGGTAACAACTTTGGCATTTGTGGGAACTTGTCGATGATAGGGAATTTGTAGATGCCGTGTTGCAGCATTGAGTAGTCAACAAAGATTATTACTGCTCCGTTTGTAGCGCATACGGTCATTTGGTTTCCCCTCTTAACCATGTAAGGTTCTTTCATCCATTCTGGCTTGTCATTGTTCCACTTTGGGGCAAGTAAAGTTTTTGTCGTAAACAAGTCGAACAATGCCATCCAATCTGAATAGGCCATTTGGTAGTCTTTATTCTCCATTTTCTTTCTCCTTTCTCTTTATGTAGTTCTCGTGCATCCGCTCGGCCACCCGCTGCCGTGCCTCGCGCTCGTCGCGTATCTCGTAGCCGATGTTGTAGGTGCGGGCTATGAACTTGTCGCCGCTTTGGTTGATGCGTTTCATCAGGTCTTTGTTGGGCGTGAAGTGCGGCTGGAATGCCTCGGTGCGGTTGATGCGGTAGTTGCGGTTGCGCAGGGTGCCGAGGTCGTCGAGGTTCACGACGCAGTTGTCGATGAGCAGGTCGGCTATGACGTGGAATATCGCCATAGTGAACTTCTCTATCTGCGTGTAGTCGATGTTCTCCTCCTCGCCCTCCTCGCCCACGACGAGGCGTTTCTGCAAGAACCAGCAGATGTCTTTGGTCGTGACCTCGTTGCGGTTGGTGGTCTTGCGGAAGGTCATCGGTGCCTTCTCCTGCCGCTGCTGCTCCTCGTCGCTGAGGTTGTCGTCCTTGGTGCTCCATTCTTCCCAATATGGGCGACGCTTTCCGCTTTTCTTTGTGCGCCACTCGCTCTTTGGTTTGGTGGTGCAACTGCCTGTGCCGTCTTTTTCCATAATCAATCGTTTTGGTGTAGTTTATCGTATCGTTTCAATCTTGGGCATTTCTGCGTTGCCGTGCAACCGTATGAGATGTGCGCCCAACCGTAACTGCCGCTGTAATAGTAGCAGATACCCTCCATTCCGTAGTGCTTGCACTTCTCTCGATATGCTGCCCTTTCGGGGGTTTCTCCTTTGATTGTTTCCATTTGTTGTTGTTTTAAAATTTGTGGATGCAGACCCCTCTCGAAGTCTGCACCCTGGGTTTCCCCGTTCCTAATAGGCTTTGCCGAACCTCATTTCTTCAGTCGTTTCGCCTTCACTTCCTCGGCCATTGCAAGACGTTTCTCCTTCCCCTCCTTCTCGAAGAAGCTGAACAGCCACTCCAGCAGCCGCCACATCTCCTCGCGGTCGTACATCTTGTTGGCGCACCAGCCGCAGCCGAGGCCGATAAGCATCGCCTTCGCCCACGCCTGCCAGGTGTCCGCCGTGCCGCAGTCGGCAAAAAAGCCTATCTGCATCCACAGCCCCAGGGCCGCCAGACCGAAGCTCATCACCCACGATACGACCATCCGCACGTTGGTGTTCTCGACCTTGAACATCTTGTTCACCATCTCCGTGATGAACAGCACCCCCGTCACGAACCCGACGAAGGTAGCAAACATAGTGGTTAAAATCTCCATTGCGTTTTAATTTTTTGGTTTATAAATTTGGTGAATTAAAAAAGTGTTGTCTGTTGATACGTCTTGCCGTTCTCGGCACGTACAAGCCCGCGACATTCGCGGTCGAAGCGTTCACAGCCTTTGGCGAAATACTCTTTGTCGAGTTCGCAGCCCACATAGTCGAAGCCCATCTTGTAGGCGGCGATGCGGCTGCTCTGGCTCCCCATCATCGGGTCAAAGATTCGGTCGCCCGGCTTGGCGTAGTTTTTCAGCAGCCATGCGTAGAGGGCGACGGGCTTTTGAGTGGGATGGATGCGGATTTCCTCTGCACTTTGTTTCATCGGCGAATAGCGGAATATCTTGGCGGTCTTATCGTCGTAGTTCGACAATGCCAATTCGCACATCGCAAACGACAATGCTTCGGGTTGGTTTTTGTCCCAAATAATCCAAGCCTTTGAGCAGACGGGAATGCGGTCGATGTAATGGTTGGCACCCCAAAGGATGAAGTTGACACAAACACGTTGCAGTTCATCGAACCACTCTTGGCTGGGGGCCGAGGTGTCCCACGACTTATATTCGCGGCCTCTTTCCCGAACCAATCTGCCAGACGAATTGATGTCTATTCCATACGGCGGGTCGGCAATAGCCAACTCAAACGCCTTGTCGGGCAGCGTCCTCATATATTCGAGGCAGTCGGTGTTAAATACTTCACTTGTCATCTTTCAACTTTCAACTTTCAACTTTCAACTTTTAAGACATCCCGTCCTCCCCGCCGCCGTTGTTGCCGCCGTTGTTGCCGCCCGTCGGCGCGGTCGGCTCGGCCTCCTCCTCGTCCGTCGGACGGTAGGCCACCTTCTCCGCCTGCTTCTGCAACGCGAACTGCTTGCTGTACTTCGTCCCCACCTGCGCCCCGAGGCTCCACGTCAGCATATCGGGCGTAAGCATCTCCTCCGTGGCCACGCTGGCACCGTTGTACTTCGCGGCGTTGGCGGCAACGTCGGCGTCGCTGATGCTGCCCTGCACCTTCGCGTAGATGCTCACCAGCACACCCTCGCCCGTGTCGAGCTGCACACGGTTGTTCTCCATCACCTCTTCGAGAATCACCTTCGAGGCCTCTTCGAGAATCATCTTGATTTCCGATGCCCGCGAGATGCCACGGTTCTCAACCTTCTTGGCGATTTCGGCGTTGGTGATGGTGTTGTCCTGCACGGCCTGGGCATAGAAGCTGTGGCTCATGCCTGTCTGATTCTGGTTGGGAGTGAACTCCCGAATGGCGTATTTTACCTTTGCCATAATGTTGAATTTTTAATTTGTTAAACAATATGTTTTTTGACGGAAGTTAACTTTGGTTTCGGTCGAAGTTAACTTTGATTTCGGTAGAAGTTAAGTCGGGGTGGTTTTCAGGGGTTAAAATAATGTCATTTGTTGGTTGATTAACATGTCTGGAACTGCAACATTGACGGTATCGACCGTGCCGTTGCCTTTTGGGTAGGGCAAAATGGGGTAGCGCAACTCGGCCAGCAGTTGTTTCTTGCGGCGTTTGTTGGCATTGAAATAGACGTATCGGTACTTGCGAGGCCGCTCAACCCATTTCACCTTGTCGCCCCATTTGGCTCTGATTTCCTCATTGGTCATTCCGTGGGCGAAGGTGCTATGGTGCTGCCCTTCCAGCCCTTCGACAACGGGGTCAACGAATTTAGCCGACAGCCCGCAATAGTAGAAGTTGGTCGCCTGGTACACCGTACCGACGTGGCCGCGTTCCTTCTCGCTGAAGCTGACGATTATCTCCTTGTCGAGTTGCCGTAGCGTGTTGCCGATAAGGTACGACTCGCTGTTCTTGGGCGTTCCGTCCTTTATCCAAAGGCGCGTCAGCTCATAGACATTGTGCATCTCCTCCTCGCCACAGATGCCAGCCAGCAGCGTTGACGAACTGCTCACGCCGTAGGTGATGCAGCCGACAATCCGCTTGGTCGCTCTCTCGAACAGACCGAAGGCCATTGAGCAAGGTGCCACACGATGCAGGTAGTGGTACTTTTTCACTATCGCCATCGCCATAGCGTAGTCAATGCGGTCAATGTAGTAGTCGTCCTTTATCATCCTTCAAACAATTTTAGCTGGTTCTTGTCCTCGGCTTCCTTCTTGGGCGGTGGCGACGGGCGGTTCATCACCTCGCGCCGCCACTTCTTGCTAATCTTACACCATGGAACAAAGCCCCCCTTGAAGGTGCGACGCTCCACGTCAATCGGCCTCCCGTGCCGACCGCGCTTGCCGACGAACTGGCTCGCCGTGAAGTCCTCCTTGTGGCGCAGGTAGACGGTCATAAACTCGTTGAGCGTCACCGCCTCGCCGCCCTCCACCGTCCGCTTGACGAGCGAAATGCTCTCGTCTATCACCACCAGCACATACTCCTTCGCAATGCCCGTCCGCTCGGCCACCGCAGCGGCCAGTTCGTATTTTGTCATTGTTGTTCTTCCGTTGGATGGTTAATTGTTCTCGGAGATTTCCTTAACTCCCTCTTATCTACTTGGCCAAAGTCAACCCATTCACCAGCAAAAGAGCGTTGTAATGTGGAGAATTTAGCACCAACAATATTTCGGTCGTTAAGCACGGGTTGGTTCAAAGTCCATTGGATGTATAAGCAACCATCGCTGTCAGGGTAAATCTCAAACAACCTCGGTTCTTTCTGCCAATAGAAGATGTTAAGCAACCTCTCCAACTCTTGAAGGTCGTAAACAGAAATTGAGCAATTAATCTTTACTACAAATCCTGCCTCTGACGTTTTTATCTCAATCTCTCCCAATATCTCGTGGAAGAAGCCAATGAGAAGTCCTTTGATAAATTCTTGGTTTAATTGCCACATATCACTTCAATCTAAAAGTTCTACTTGCATTCCCCACCTTGGAGCATTCCGCATAGGCTTGGGGAAATTTCTCTTTCAGTTTCTTGCTGTCGATGGTGGTGCGACCCGCCGTGCTGCGGTAGGTGGCCAGTATGTCGCCGTTGAAGGTCAACGCCTCGTCGTCCTCGAAGAGCAGCTTGAGCTTGTCCTCCAACTCGTCGGCCTCGGCCTGCACCTCCTTTATCGCGTCGCGCTTGGCCTTGAGCTGCATCCATAGCGAGTGTGCCGCCGCGTCCACCTCGCGGGTCTTGCCCTCGACGCTTTGAGGCCAACGCTTCACCACGTCGCGCACCGCCACGGGGTCGGGGACTTTATCGCCGACAACGCAGTCAAACCAGAAATCGCGGCAGATGTCGGTCAGCAGGTCGAACACCTCGGCGTTGAACTCGTAGCGGTGGTAGCCGAAGCCGTCGGCCTGCGAGAGCACGTCCCAGGCGAGGTAGCCTTCGCGGTAGCCGCCGATGCCGAGTTGCATCTGGAGTTGGAACTGCCACGCCAACGGAGGCTCGTCAGCGTCCACGGGTCGGCGCGTGGTCTTGCATTCGAGTACGCCCTTGTTGCGCTCGCCCTTGTCGCCCACCTTGTTGCCGTCGGGGTCAATCCAATAGGTTCTATCGGGCGAGCAGTGCATGAAGGGCAGGTCGTCGCGGCGCAGCAGGTATTCCGCGCTGCTGGCCTTGATGAGTTGCTTGCCGGTGCTCCACGCGAAGAGTTGCGCCACGCCGTCCTCGTAGGCGTGACCGCGCAGCATGGCGAGGTTCTGCGTGTAGTCGAAATGGCCTTGTAGTTCGGCCTTCATCTTTTCGGCGAGTTCCATAGGTGTCTGGTAGGGGTTCTCGCCGACGAGGGTGCCGATGGAGGATGCGCCGATAGACTTGGCTCTCTCCACGCGCCACTCCTCGTTGCTTTTTGCTGTGAAACGGGTTACTTTCATAGATGTGGTGTTTTATTTTGCACAACCGCAGCCGTTGGAAGGTTGCGATGCTTGACCACTTAATTCACGCAGATAGCCTTCGGGTAGCATACCGCCCAAGGCCATAATGACCGATTGCTCCGGCGCGATAAGGACTGAACGGCTGATGTCCGTTACAACTCGACGTGCGGCATAACCCACAAGGTTCATGGCCTGCATGGGGTTGATTCCGTTTTCACGCAGAATCTTAACCATTACTTCCGTCATTTCGTCAATGGTTTTCATTTCAATGTCTCTCATTGTTTTGGGTTTTAATTATTCCATATTAAGTTTCGTCTGCTCCTCGCTCATCGCCGCCTCGATCTCCTCCTCGCTCATCTGTTCGGGGTTCTTCTTCGCGGCGGCCTTCTTCAACTTCTCCACCTTTCCCTGCATCTTGCCCTCGGCGGCGGTCTGCTGCAACTGCGGGAACTCCTCCTCGACCGTCGTCTGCCCGTCCTTCAAGGCGTTGCCGATACCGATGAGGCGCGTCACCATGTCCGCGTCGATGTCGTCGAGTGTCGCTACACCCATTTTTTCACACACCATATCGGCAGTCACGCCGTACTTGCCGAATGCCTTGACCACCTTCTGCACGCGGTCGCGCAGACCGTTGGCGGCTTTGCCCTTGACGAACTCCTGACACTCGGCCACCAATTTGTTCACATACACCTTCGGCACCACGTCGTAGATGGCGTTGCGGCGGGCGAGCGACGAGGCGGCGTTTATCGTCATCACCTGCATGTCGTTGGAGTAGGTCTGCCCGTACTTGTTCTGTATCGAGCGAGCCACCTGCTTGCTGCTGGCCACGTTCTTTTGCAGGTCGTGAGCCACGGCCTCCACCGTCACCATCC